AAAATATTAAAGTTTCTATTACGGATATTCGATATTCCAACGACCATCTGAACCCTATGGCACTTTTGGGCTCATGCTACGTAAAGCATCTGATAGCGATGAGGCACCTCAAGTTATTGAAAGCTTTTCCAATCTTAGTTTAAATCCCAATTCAGCCAATTATATTGCGCGAAGAATCGGCGACTCTTACGCTGTGTGGGATGACACCGACCGTCGTTATAGATATTACGGAAGCTATGGAAACAACTCTAGATATATCTATATTAAGATGAAAAACGAAAACGGCCCGAGTACACCGGAATTGCTCCCCGTGGGATATCAAGGCCCAGTAAGATGGGGCTCTTTTGGTGTTGTAAGTGGAAGCACGGTGCCTAGAGTCATCAGTGGGGGTAAATTGAATAATAATTTTGCCGGTGCAATGGCCGCAACGGATGCCTTTTCCCCTGGTTACCAATCCAGGGGTCGTAACTGCCGATAACCCCCTCGTTAATGTGGGTATTTTCGGTTATAGTGGTTCGTTTGAATTTCCACGAACTTATCTAAGAGCCAATTCAACAGAAGGAAACTTAAATGACCCCACAGATTCATATTGGGGGGTTGACACCACCTTTACTAACAGTAGTCGGTATGATGCAGCCTATGAGGATGTAGTGCGGGGATTACCTGGTTTAAGACCGACAGCACCACAAACAGCAGTCTCATATTCGTCAGGTGCAGGTAACGTTATTGAATACCAATATGTGTTTACTCTTGAAGATATTTCATATCATGTCACATCTTCTACGTCTAAGATTTTTGATGCCCCATCGCAAACACAAGAGGCGTATTATCATTCAGGTTCTTATAAACTCGGTAATGCAATTGCTTCATCAGGGTCAAACTCTTACAAAACTCTCTTGGATGCACAGTGGAATCAGTTTACGATTCCTATGTTCGGTGGTTTTAATGGCACCGATATTCGAGAAACGGATGCATTTAATAATTACTATGCGACCACGCCAACCATGACAACGAATTCGAAATTTAACTCAATTCGTGTGGCCATTGATTCGTGTGCGGATCCAGAGTTGGTTGAATGTAACGTCCTGGCGGCACCAGGAGTAGGAACAACCACAGAATCTCGCGGCCTTACTAATCATATGCTAGACATAGCTCGTAGACGAGCCGACACCTTAGCTGTGATTGATATTGAAGGTGGGTATTTACCTCCTGCTGACCGTGCATCGTATGGTTCAGACTCAGATTCTGGAAATCGAGGAAAAGCATCCACTGCGGCCACTACTTTAAGAGGCCGACAAATTAACAACAGTTATGGAGCTTGCTACTATCCTTGGATTCAGGTGAGAGATCCAGACTCCGGCGTAACGTTCTTTTCTCCGCCATCAGTGGCGGCGATTGGAACATATGCTTACTCGCAAAGGCAAGCAGAACTTTGGTTCGCGCCTGCCGGATTCACACGAGGCGGACTCACAGAAGGCGCAGGCGGCATTCCAATTATTGGAGTAACTGAACGTCTTACTTCTAAAGATAGAGATAGATTGTACGAAAATAACATCAATCCTATTGCGTCTTTCCCTGCGGAAGGATTGGTAGTGTTTGGGCAGAAAACACTTCAAGTAACCCCAAGTGCGCTCGATAGAGTTAATGTCCGTCGATTGATGATACACGTCAAAAAAGAAATCTCGCGCATTTCGGCGCGATTATTGTTCGACCCCAATACGCAAGTTACCTGGAACCGCTTTTTTAGGCCAAGCAAGACCATTTTTGGAAAGTGTAAAAACAAGATTGGGTGTGGAAGACTACAAGATTGTGTTGGACACTACCACAACTACTCCAGATTTGATTGATAGAAATATTATGTATGCTAAGATTTTTATTAAACCAACACGAGCCATTGAATTTATTGCAATTGACTTTGTAATTACAAATACAGGAGCCTCATTCCAGGATTAATTGATGAGAGCAACTAATTATAACAGGAGATCAGATAAATGAGTAATAATTTTTGGCAAAATCCAAACTTAGAACCAAAACGTTCGTTTAAATTTATTTTAAGCATACCGGGAGGAGCCTCAGTGACACGAGGAATTCCTCAATTTTTAGTAAAAAAGGTTAAAAAGCCAGAATGGGAAGTGGGTTCTATTGAGCACAAATTCTTAAATCACCAGTTTAATTATCCTGGTCGAATCGTTTGGCAGCCCATTGAAGTAACCATTGTGGACACGGTATCACCAGATGCTNATGGTAGTCGCCAAGTTATGGATATCCTAGAAGCATCGGGTTATGAGCTTCCGACTAATCCCAGCGCAGGTGCCGGGTGGGGAACAATTTCCAAAGCTAAAGCTGTCAATGATGCCATGGGCGATGTTTCCATTATCACCATTGATAGTGATGGTAACGAAGTCGAAAGATGGGTTCTTAACAATGCGTGGATCACCAAGGTATCTTTTGGAGAGCTTACTTATGACGATGAAGCGTTGTTGGATGTAACCCTCTCAATTGCTTATGATAATGCCTTCTTGCAAAGTTCTGCATTTGGAACAATTCCCACAACTTCAAGTTAAAAAACATTTATTTTTCTGATATAATATAAACCAAGAGGTAACGATGCCAAGAAACAACCAGGGTCGCCTGGATAATAAACCCGAATCAGGGGCAGATGCTCCATCATTAAACGCAGACGCACTTTTAAATTTTGTAACACCCACGGAATTTGTGGCTTTACCGACTAAAGGTAAATTTTACCCCTCAAATCACCCGTTGCACAATGTTGACACTATAGAAATTAAATTCATGACAGCAAAAGAGTCGGATCTGTTGACTTCCAAAGCTCTCTTGAAGAAAGGTGTGGCAATTGATAGGATGTTGCAAAGCCTTATTGTAGATAAATCTATTAAAGTCTCAGATCTTTTTGTTGGCGATAAGAATGCATTGTTAGTTGCCGCCCGTATCAGTGGTTTTGGGCCTCTCTATGATACCAATATTACATGCAAAAATTGTGGGGCCACTAATGAACAGCAATTTGATCTAGAAGAACTCGAAGAAAAGGAGATAGATGAGGATATTGAGTTTACGGATAACGGTACATTCTTCGTCGATCTCCCACAGTCTAAGTTAAAAGCTGAGTGTCGTTTGTTAACGGGAGCTGATGAAGATAAATTATTGGCAAAAACTAACAAAAAGAAGAAATTAAAACTTCCAGAATCTATGTTGACAGATCAGTTAAAATCCATTATTGTATCGCTTGAGGGCATTACAGAAAGGGGGCCGGTTGAGAATTTTGTGGACGTGATGCCTGCAAAGGATTCCAATCATCTAAGAAAAGAATATAATCGGGTCAAGCCCGATGTTGATCTTTCTTACGTTTATGAATGTGAATCCTGCGATGCAGTGAATGACGTTAGCATCCCATTCTCAACCAACTTTTTTTGGCCTGAATGATGAATACTCCGCTAATGTATATGAACAGCTCTTTTATTTAAAACATTATGGGGGGTGGAGCTTCATTGAGGCTTATAATCTTCCGATTCAATTAAGAGAATGGTGGCTAAAGCGTATTCAAAAGCAATTCGAAACCGAGGCCGAACAACAAAAAAAAGCTAATAAGCGATAATTTAAACCTCCTTTATGGGGGTTTTTTATTTTCTTTCCATTACTATTTATACTTATAAGTTATGGCACAAGACGGCAAAGATCAAGAAAAACAAGCCAAGGCGATGGAGAAGCTAACGGCAGCCACCCAAAAAGCTTCCGCTGCTTTCGAAGGTTTCGCAAGTAAAGCCTCAAGCTTTGCCTCCACATTTGGTGGACAGCTTGATCTCTCTATTTCAGGTCTTATAAGCTTTGGACTTGAGTTAGAGACGGTAAGAGCTGAAACTTTCCGGGCAATTGCTGGAGGGTTGAAATATACTGAAGCCCTTAAAGAGATGACCAAGGCCACGGCGGGTTTGGGGGTGCGACAAAAAGAGTTGTACGAAACTATGGCACAAGCTGTACAGCAAATCGCCGCGTTTGATGATGTTTCCAAGAGTGTTCAAGGTCAGATATCAGCTCTTGCAGCTAGAATGAAGCGGCTAGGAGTGGATAACGCGCAAACAAATTTAGCCATAAATAACTTTACAAAAAGTTTAAGAATGAGTGGAGAAGAGGCAGTAAAAA